GCCCACAGAGAATCATTACAAAGTTTGAAAGGCGGGTGATCGGACGCCTTATACCAGAAAACCTGATCTTCAAGGCGGTTCGACTGAACCCCGTTGCAGATTACGATGCACTCGAAGTTTTCGGTGCACTGGTCCATAAACTGACAAAACATCTCGAATGTAGGAAACATTCCTGCGTAGTTTTCGTAGATGCGCCGGCGATTGCCCAGAATGGTTTCGCGCAAGATAAAAACAAAGTCTACGTTGGTTCTTAAATTGGGGGTGATACCTAGGGGATACTGCATGGTAATGATTGTCATCAGATCAATATGGCGCCCGTTCATGAAAACGTAGCGAGTGGACTCTTCCTTGATCCACGAAGCGTCATACAAACAGTCGTCCAAAATCAAGAAGGCGCGGGGGTCGATGCTAGAGTTTCCACCGCTCTTGTGCTTGTCCTGGTTCCGCTGGGTCTTGGCAGCCAGCTGACGCTTTATGACGCCCATGACAACTTCGGGCTTGTACTTGTCGTGAATGAGCTTGGAGGGAACCATGTGCTGGAAAAACTCGTTGGCGACCTCGGTGCCGGAAATGACTGTGCCGATGGGAAACGCGGACTGGCAGTTGCAAAGAATGTCGCGAACTAAGAAGGACTTTCCGGTGTCTTTCTTGCCAATCACGACAATCATGGGGGACTTGCGAGAATCGATTTCGCATCGGTCTCGGATGTTCTGAATGTTGAACTTTTTGATCTGGAAGTTCATGTTAATTTATCGCGTGAAGTTTTTGATTTTGGTTTAACTCGCTTCTACAATATGACGAAGAAGAAGCAAGATTTACGGACGGGCACCATTGCCATGTCTGCCCATCACTATGGGAACTTAAAAATGCTTCGCTCTGGCTCAGAAACTTTCTGGAACATGGCGAACCTCCAACCTTTCTTTCCGCCGATTGAGAAGCTTTTCAAAACAACTACGTTGGAAAACGCATCAGAGTACGGCATTCGGTTTCCAAATGAGGTTTCTGCCATCGTGGCTCCGAATACCATAAAGACTAATACGGGCGAACTTATTGAAGTCCACCGCAAGAACGCGATGGTCCTGAGTCCGTTCAAGTGGATGCAGGGCGACTACGGAAAGTCTCTGGGACTTCCCAACAGCTCCGAAGAGTCTGCGCTGGTGTACAAGAAACTCCAGAGCCCCGACAACTCTGCTTACGTGGGAGCCATCATTGCCTCTGTTCTCTCGCATTCGGGGTGCCAACACTTTCCCAAGGTGTATGGTGTATTTGCGGGCATGTCCCGCTCACATACCATCGACATTTCGGATGACTACGCCGACTTATGCGATCGCTCATGGTTTTCGGTGAATATTGGCAAGACGTTTGAAATCAAGCTTTCGGATTCTGTCAACAAGATCTCGGACTTTAATCATACTCGCGGAGCCCGTCCACCTCTGCTTTTAAGCGAAGATGAGGTCGGACTTGGAAACGTAGAAACGATTGAAGGCATTCCCGCTTCTGACGAAATTGCCAACATGAACCAGGTATTCGGCGAAGAGGCAGAAATGGAGGATGATTCTTCGGACAACTCCTCGGTTTCCACTTCTTACATTTTTGCCGTGGAATCCTGCGATTGCGAGTCTTTCAGCGACGATGAGGAAGAGGACGAGGAGGAAGAAGAGCCGTTTGCCTGGGCTACGTTCACAAACGTTCCCATTCAGACAACAGTCATGGAGAAATGCGAGGGAACTTTACACAAGCTTTTTTCCGATAACAATGACTCTGAAAAGCATCTGGCGTGGATTGCCCAAACTATCTTTGCTCTGGCGTTTGCCCAGTGCCATTTTGCGTTCACCCACAACGACCTTCACTCTAATAATATCATGTATGTGTCCACCCCTCAGGAGTTTCTGTATTACAACTGCGCAGGTGCTCTTTACAGGGTACCGACGTTCGGATACCTAATAAAAATAATTGACTTTGAGCGGGGCATCGCGTCTGTAAAACTGGCGGGAATGAAGGATCCCAAAACTTTTATGAGCGACCATTTTGCTCTGGACGAGGAAGCGGGCGGTCAATACAACTTCGGCTCGTTTCATAGTTCCAAGTTTAAGGAAATTAAGGCTAATGCCTCATTTGACTTAGTGAGACTGGCAACTTCAATGTTCTGGGATTTATTCCCAGATGGTCCAGATGGAAATTACGCAGACAATATGGTTTTCAGCCTATTCAAGAAGTGGCTCACCCTGGAAGACGGGACGTCTGTTCTGTTTGGAAAGAAGGATGCCAAGCACGACCGCTTTCACGGCTTTGATTTGTATAAGGCGATCGCGCGCTACTGTAAGGATACGGCGGTTCCAAGAAAGGAGATTGTGTCCCTGAAACCGAAGTATGAAATTTCCAAGATTCCGCTAGGAGCTTCAGTTTGCTCCATTGACTTTTAATAGAAAACGAATCTATTTTCAGCTGTTCTGTGTATATTAAAAAATGAGCCTTCTTACCGGCAACGAAAAGCGAAAGGCGTCTTGTAAAGCAGTTGGCTCTGAAAAGAAGAAAGCTGGACACAAGGTTGAAGATTTGTTCGGAGAACTTTTCTGTGACTTGTCTCCCATAACTTATAAACCGGAAGCAGATAAGATTATTACCGATGAAAAACTACTCATGTTTCTTCACAAGAAAATTGGGCTTGTTTCAAATGGAGCCACGTCTATCAAGAGTAGTAAAAATATTCAATTCACGCTGGGAAATATTCCCGAAATCACAAGCGCAAGTGATAAACTAAAAGCGATTTCAGAGCGCCACATTTGGGAAAAATATCTTGGAAAGAGTTTATCCGATGTTCCAGCTTCAATGCTTTGCTACAAGGATATTGATTCGTGGATTTTCTTCAATATGAAACACGTGATTGATTTCATTACTGAGAATGCTAGTTGGCGCCTATTGAAAACGGGACGCATTAAGGGGGATTTTGTAGTTGATTCCAGAAAAGGAAAAAGCCAGTACTTAACGTATGAGTATCGTTCTACACATGGTTCCTACTTTCTAGGGGCTAATGGAAACAAGGGTCAAAAATTCATTGAACTACTTATGAAGAACCTTCTATATGTTAAGCTGGCGGGCAGACTATGAAGATTTCATGGCTCTCTTTGGTGTTGTCGTTTCCACCCTCTTCCCGATTTTTTCCAATACGAGTCTCGCCTTGCCCGTAAGTATACTGCCACGATGGGAAGTGTTGTCCGTAATCCTTATACATTTCGCGTATCGTTGGGCAGTCATTGTAAGTAATGAAGAACCCACCCTTATGCTTTGTCAATAGCTCGAGCATAAGTTTGTGATCGAACTTGTTGTGGTGGATGGCGAAGTTGCTGTTGGGATAAATTCCCTTGAACATCTTGGAATCTTCGCCCAAGTAATATGGCGGATCCAGAAATAAGAAGTCGTCCGGGTGTTTTTGAATAACATTCTCGAACGAGTCGCAGTGAACTGACAAGTTTCCGGGAGAAAACTCTTTTACGCGCTTAACGATGCTGTCATACCGATTCTGCTTTAGGTATACCGAACTCTGCCACCCAAGAAACATGGGACCATACGATAGCTGCATATTGTAGTAGTAGTACGCAGCTTGCAGTAGGGGTGAATTTGTCAGCATCGTTTTTTCATCATCCGTTAGCTCCAGCCTGTTCATAGTTTTGTATTTCAGGTCGGCTGGCTTGATAGTTTCCCAGTAATTGAGGAGAATGTGGCGGTTGCGGGTAAAATTCTCTTTGTCCGGAACTAGCTTGGAAAGTTCGGACGATAGTTCAACTGGATTGGAAATGATTTGCTTCCAAAAGTTTACTAGAACTCCAAATACATCATAACCGATAACTTCATAACCAAGTTCCTTTGAAAGAGTTATTTCAAAAGATCCTCCTCCGAAGAAAGGCGACACCACTTTCTTCTTTTTAAGAGTTGGAAAATGCTGTAGAATCAGACCTACGGCATTGGTTTTTCCACCTGCGTATCGGAGAGGCGACAAGGACACGCGCTTGTAGCCTTTGGCATTTTTGATGGTTCGAAGAAAGAGTTCCTCAGGAGTTGGCTCTTTCTTTGCCAACGCCTCAGCGACTTTGCGCTCCACAATTTTCTCAATCGTTTCCGTCTTCTCGCACGGGTTCTTCTTTTTGACGTGCGATTCAAGATGACCCTTCTGCTTAAAACAGCGATTGCAGTTCTGACATACGTGTTCTGGCATCTTACTCTATATATAACTAATTCGTGAAAATTCGTTTTGAGTGTATGTTCTAAAAAGTAGGCGTTCCAACAAACATTTCCTGGACTGGGGCAACCGCCTCCACTACATTCTTGGTAAGGTCGGGCATACCCTCTCCCGAAGTCGCAAAGACCACTCCTGAAGTGATAAGTCCGCTAAAAATAGAAAGCTTGCCAGCGTGCTCCCACACAATAGGCTCTCCCTTAGACTTCCGCTCGATAGCATAGAGAATGAAGGCGACCATCGCAACTGCAATGGATGATACGATTATAGTAGTCACCATTTGTTGAAAAAATGTGGGAATCTTTACAGATTTAGAACGAGGGTTTCGGAGGCTTTTGAGCTAATTTCATCCATCGGATCCTTTTCCTTAGAAACTTCGGGAATTTCAACTTCGGCGGGCGGGGGCTCGTCCAGGTTCTGAAAGTCAATCGTATCTTCCTCCTCGCCGAGCGTTAGCTTGGGCTTGTCTTCCTCTTCATCAGAGTCATCCGAGTCCTCCTCATCCCCGCCAAACGATACCGCCTTCTGAGGCTCCTCTACCGCCTTAATAATGTCCTCGGGAGCGGGCTCGGCAAAATACTTCTTTGCGATAGCCTCCCACGGCAGAAATCCTCTGATAACCTGCTCCATACACTCAGAGACAATCTTCTCAATCTCTTGGCGATTGCGGGCTTGCTGCTCGCTGCTGGTTCCCACGGTCTTGAAGAGATAGGCGACCTGCCACACCTTGCGCGCCGAGTGGATATAAAGTTCGTGGATAAACTTGGCTAAAGAAGGGCGGTCAAACTCCACCTTGATTTCCGAAGAGCCGCCCTTGTAGTGAAGCGAGGCAAAGGACTTCATGTAGGCGATGAAAACTCCCATAATTAAGTCGTCCAGATATGAGCACTTGCTCACCTTCTGGATTCGCTCCACTTCAGTACTCAGAGTAGAATCCGACCACTCGGGGATGCGGGTCAGCATGTTCTGGAAGGTGCGCAGAATCTCCGACTGCTGCCCGTTGCGGTCGCACAGATCCTTGGCCGACTTATAAATGCTCCAGAACCCTTCAGATACCGGTTCAACAAGAAGGCTGCCAAGATGCTCGCGCAGATGAGTTTTTGCGAACTCGGAATCGCTCATTTGTAAGAAGAAGCGTTAGTTTCGGGGCATTAAAAACGAATTGGAAATCATCAAATTTGATTCTAGCAATATAATGTCGTTAACGGGAACAATAAGTTTCTGGCAAAAGGAGAAGCCACGATGGTGTGTCATGGGAAATCGATGTCCGTGGATGAACTGCGGATACTACCATAAGTTGTGCGTGAACCACGTCGTTCACATTGCCTCAAAGAGAAGGCAGCCAGATTGTCAGTATGGCATCGCGTGCGAGCACGATCATCGGGACTTCTCCAAACTTCTCATCAAGATGGATTACGATGAAATGGATATGTGGAACGAGTTCTACGAAAAGGGTTTGGACGCCCATTCCAGTACAATGCTCAACATGAGTGAGATGCGCGAGGAAGATCGCGAGCTGCTCATGAGCCGCCTAGAAGATAACCGAATCGAATACGATTGGTG